AATACGAGATCAGGACACTTATTTATTATTGGAAGTGGCGGTTACCACAGCTCTGGCGAATGCTTTTAAGATATTTTAGATGACGCTAATAAAAGTAACTATGACGAAACTCAAAAAGAAGTCTCCATATTTTTATATAGCGTGGACATTTTTTATCAACGGGAAGAAGTACTCTAAGGGGGCGCAGTTCCCGTTTAGTATGTCGTGAAAATACCCCGGCTAAAAACAGGCAGTATCTATCACGTGGTGTGGGAGGATGCATTAGCTCGTACAGATTGGGCAGATGCAGACTACAAGGAGATGTTGGAAGACCCTCCATTAGTACAGCTTGTAGGATTCTATCAGGGACGCAGTAAGCAAGCTATACTGATGGTCTTCCAGAAGGATCACAATGATGGCCCAGTGGTAGGTGAGAGAATTAAGATCCCTGTGGGGATGGTGCATGAGATCAAGGAGCTGACGTTTAAGTGAGTTTTGACAATGATCCAGAAGTTAACAGGTTGCTTGCGAATTTCGTTGACAAAGAAGAGACTGAGCGTAAGTGTTGTGCGAGATGTGGCTACCGCAAGCTTCTAAAAGAGTTCGCTAAGAACAGTAAGAATAGTGATGGCAAGCAGAGCTGGTGTCGATTGTGTGCGAAAGATTATGCAGCAAGTAGACATAGAGATACTATCTCAAGCAAGAAGAGACTTGGCATATGCACACGCAGTGGATGTTATGAAAAGCTGACATACAAGACAGCATCGCTGTGTATAAAGCATTGGGGTGAGAAGTCATCATGGACAGTGTTTGGCGATACTAAATCGTTTCAGATATTTTTGGATTTGCTGGATCGGCAGGGTTACAAGTGCAACTACTGTGGGGTAGGGTTAGTGATAGGTCTGAACGCTCAGATTGACCATATTTTGCCCAAGATAAACTTCCCCGGCAAGGCTGATGACGCTGGGAATTTACAGATATTATGTAAGTACTGCAACATGGGTAAGCACGACTTGGTTCCAGAAGAGTACTTTAAGCACATTGAAAGGTCATACGATCACCTTAGATTGCTGGGCTGTATAGAAGAAACGCCATAAAGTGCTAAAAGAAAAATCCAAACGACCTGCAAGTGCATCTTATATATCTAATAGGCTTTATTACCCGATGCCAATAGAATTATCTAATTACATACAGCGTATAAAAAAGTTGATCGAAGGTTACTTTACAGGGAGTGTGACGATTCACTTTGCTGAGGGGGTGATCCAAAAAATTGAAACACGAGAGGTAGAGCGCAACCTGTAACTTATAAGATACACAACCTATCAGATTGAACTGACGGTTGGTTTGGTGACGAAACGTATTTCGTTACCAGCCCAGCCGTTTTTTTTTGGAGTAAACATGGCAACTAAAACTAAGAAGGTTAAGTCTAAGAAGGTTAAGTCTAAGAAACATGAACGACCTGAGTGGATGCGGAAGGCTGCTAAAGCTCTTGCCAGAAAGATGAAGAAAGACAGTGAGAAGCGCAAGAACAATAGACCAAATAACAAGGGTGTTGTAAAGACTGGTGGGCGCAAGCCTACCTATAAAGATAAGGATTGAGAATGAGTCAAGAGTTATCAAACAACCAGAGATCAGGCACGCCAGCTGATAATGAGAGCAAGCCGCCAGTGGTACAGCAGACAACTAAGCTGCCAAGCGGTGATAGTGTAAAGAAAGCTCCTAAGCAGCAAGGTATGCCTGCAATAGACAAGCGTGTAAAGGTAGAGCATTTGCTCCCTTTTCTACAGGAGTCTGTCCAGAACTCTGTGGACGCACGCTCAATATGGCAGGATCAGTTAGAGGATTGGTATTTACAGTATCGTGGCATTGTTGATGAGAAGGACTTCCCGTGGGAGGGGTGTTCTAATCTCCACATTCCGATTACAGGGATACTAGTAGATACGTTGGTCAGCAGGATGATCAATCCTATATTCAGTACACAGCCGTTTGTGACGGCTAAAGGGGCTTCGTCAGCTGGTGCAACTCCAGCTATACAGCCCAACGGGGGTCAACCCCCCGTTACAGTTTCGGATCACGACAAGGCTCGTGATGTAGAGAACATGTTGCATTACGTGATGAACCAGCGGATTGGTGTGTACCCTAAAGTACAAGACTGGATCAGAGAATCGTTCATCTATGGACGTGGTGTAATGAAGGTTATATGGCGTAAGGAGATTCGTAAGTACACACGCCATCTCAGTCAGTCGGATGTAATGAAAGACGTACAGGTAGCCCAGCAGGAGGTTCAGTCTGGTGCGCCTACGACAGAGACATTAGAGTTCTTGGATCAGATGGCGTTTTACGCTGACAACCATGATTGGGTTAAACACCCATTTTTGGAGATGCAGCGAGAAGAGGTTGTGTATAACAATCCAGACTGGATGTTTATACCTATTGAAGACTTCATCTACCATCCTCGTGCGTTAGACATACAAAGCTCACCTTATGTAGCCCACCGATTTAGACGTGATATAGACACCCTGCTTAAAGAACAGGACTTGGGTGTGTATACAAACGTAGATTTAATCCCAGCAGGAATAGGTAACGACAGCTCAGAGATTGTCAGCTCACATGGTGAGAAGTTATTAGACGATGTTCAGACGCTGGAAGAGGGCTACGAGAATATATCTCACGAAGCCGCAGAAACATTAGAGGACTTGGAGTTAATAGAGTGGCACGGTAAGTACGACATCGATGGTGATGGGCGTATGGAAGACATCGTAGCTACATTCGCTCCCGGTGCTAACGTCTTGCTTTCCGTAAGAGAGTCTGACTTGATGCATGGCAAAAAACCTTTCGCAGAAATAAAACCCTTCCCCGTCCCCGGCAGATTTGAAGCTCAGGGAGTCCCAGAATTAATCACAGACCTTCAGCAGGAAATAAACGATATTCATAATATGCGTATCGATAGCGGCACGATCACTAACGCTGTCATGTGGTGGTTTGACCCTAACAGTGATATTGATCCTGAGATCCATCGTCCCGGCCCCGGTATGGGATTCCCCGCTGGCCCGAATCAGTTTGGCGTAGTGCAGACAGGTGATGTCAAACACTCAAGCTTTAAGGAGGAAGAACTTGTTCGTAGACTTATTCAAGACCGTATTGGTGTTTCTGATTTTGCGATTGGTAACGATAGCACAGCTGTTGCCAATAAGACTGCGACTGGTATATCTGCAATCGTTAATGAAGGTAACCAACGTCTTGAGATGATGTTGCGAAATATTTCCACTGGTATCAATGAAGCAGTGCTTCAGACGTTCCAGTTGATCCAACAGTTTGGTGATGATGAGGTTTTATTTCGTGCAGTAGAAGATGCATCTGGCACTCTGCACAAAGTAAATGCACGAGATATTGCAGGTCAGTGGGACATCGAACTATCTGCCAACACAGTAAACACAAACAGAATGATTAAGTTGCAGGAGATTCAGCAACAGCTTGAGTTGGCTTTAAGGGCTGGCCCTGAGTATATCGATGTAGCTCCGCTATTGAAAGAGTTCTTTCGTAAGTCAGGATCGAAGCAGACGAATGAGATCGTGCGTAATCAACTTGACACAGTGATGGAACAGGCAACGAAGAATCCAGAGCTTTTAGTAATGTTGAAGCAGAAGGTAGATGAACTAGCCGTGCAGGCTGGAATGACCCCACCTGAAGGACAACCGGGAGCTGAAGGCGCACCCCCTGTACCTCCAGCTCCCCAAGCTTCACCTCAAGGTCAACCCCCAGCAGGTGGGATAGATCTGCAAGGAATCATCCAACAGTTAGGGCCAGTTATACAGCAATTATTTAGCGGTGGTGGTGGTGGGCAACCCCCACAGCAACCGCCACTTCAATAGGAGGATTAGCGTGAGTATAGCAATGATGGTGGCAAGGGCAGCAAGGAGGGCGGCAAGGGAAGCCTTGAAGAAATACAAGGCAGCGCAAAAGGGCAACTCCCCAAAGGTTAAGAAGTTGATGAAGAAGAAGGGCAGTGCGAAGGATGTCAAGCCAGTAAGGGGGGAACTCACTGGTAGGAAAAAGCCAAAGATGACCACGAGGACTAAAGCCGATATGGTTCGTGACCAATACGGTAAGGATTCTATAAGCGGTGAGGACATGTCGAAGAGGAAG